GTGCTATCGATGATGTTATCACAACAAGAAGACTTGTTCACATTGTCAACGCTTACAGAATGTTCAACGACAAACTGAAGTGTATCACAATGTGTATCTCAAGGTTCGATGAAGAAACTAGAAATAGTATTCTCGACCTCTACTCCAAGATTGATGCTGGAGTAGACTTGAATGCAGAAAACCCTGTTGACGAAAACGACACTTCAGAGTATACTGTATAACATGTCTAAGATTAATTACAAATACAACGAGAGCGAACTTCTAAAGGAGTTCGCTTCTTATGTTGATTCAACGTATGGTGCTCACTATTCCAAGGATAAGTTTCAGGCGACTGAGTTTATTATGGATGGTGGACACGGTGAAGGATTTTGTATCGGGAACGTAATGAAATACGCTCAAAGATATGGTAAGAAGGATGGTTATAATCGTGCTGACCTTCTCAAGGTAATCCATTATGGGTTCCTTGCTTTGTACAACCACGATGTTTATAAGGAGACTAAGTAGTGATGAAAATTAGTGATGACACGAGGAATGTCTTAAAAAATTTCTCAACAATAAACCAAGGGATTAAAGTTAGTTCGGGCAACCAACTGAAAACAATCTCTAATATGAAAAACATTCTTGCAGTTGCAACTGTATCTGAGGAGTTTCCTCAAGATTTCAGTATCTACAATCTGCCAGAATTCTTGGGTGCAACTTCTTTATTGGAAGACCCCGACTTTCAGTTCAATGAATCTTCTTTGAGTATTGCAGACAGCAATTCATCAATGAATTATTTCTTTGCAAGTGAAGGTATGGTAACTTCGCCTGATAAAATGATTACAATGCCAGATGCAGAAGTATCATTTGATGTGTCTTCAACACTGTTGAACGACCTAAACAAGGCTGCAAGTGTTCTAGGTGTTAATGATTTGATTCTCAAATCAGATGGTACTACAGTATCACTCGAAGTTACAGATAAGAAGAATGACACTTCAAACTCTTTCAGTAGAACTGTTGGTACTGGTAATGGTATCAAGTTCTCTATGAACTTTAAGATTGAGAATCTAAAAGTGCTTGAAGGTAACTACAGTGTAACAGTATCAAGTAAAGGAATCAGTAACTTTAAGAACAAAGATATTGATTTGGAATACTTTATTGCATTAGAACCCGATTCAAAATATGATATTTAACCTATATATTAGTGTGAGTATTGTACTAGTCTCTGCAATATACACGGGAGTTATCCAATCTCATCAATCTTCAAGGGTGGATAGCACTGTGAACTCGGTGGGGAGTTCATCTCTATGAAAGACGAATTTTTATTTGTAGAAAAGTATCGTCCTCAAACAATTGAGGACACGATACTGCCAGAACATCTAAAGGATACGTTCAAAAAGTTCGTCAAGTCAGGCGAAATACCTAATCTCTTACTATGTGGTTCTGCTGGTGTTGGTAAAACAACAGTTGCAAAAGCATTGTGTAATGAGATGGGTGCTGACTATATCGTAATCAATGGGTCAGACGAAGGAAGACTTATTGACACACTCAGAACAAAAATTAAAAACTTCGCATCTACAATGTCACTCAGTGGTGGTTCTAAGGTTGTGATTCTAGATGAGGCAGATTACATTTCTGCTGACTCAGTTCAACCTGCTCTGAGAAACTTTATTGAAGAGTTCTCTTCCAATTGTAGATTCATCTTCACTTGTAATTACAAGAACAGAATCATTACACCACTGCATTCAAGAACAACAGTTATTGATTTCACAATCAAACCTTCAGAGAAACCCGACCTTGCTTCAGACTTTATGAAAAGGTTGATGTCCATTTGTACAGATGAAGGAATCACATACGAACCAAAAGTTCTTGCTGAACTTGTTATGAGATTCTTTCCCGACTTCAGACGCTGTTTGAATGAAGTACAACGTTATGGTATTGGTGGAGTCATAGACACTGGTCTACTTGCAACACTCAGTGAAGAGAAACTTACACCACTTGTTGATATGATTAAGGACAAGAACTGGAGTGGCATGAGAAAGTGGGTTGGTCAAAACTCAGACAACGATTTCAATACACTATACAGGAAAGTGTTCGATTCACTTGAAAAAAGATTGGAACCATCTAGTGTTCCAGCATGTGTATTAATTATTGCAGACTATCAATACAAGTCTGCTTTTGCAATGGATAGTGAGATTAACTTTGTTGCATGTCTCACTGAGATAATGACGGAGTGTAAATTTAAAGATGGGTAAATTAAGACAATGGTTTAGAAACATTTTTGATAAAATGATTGAGAAGTCGTTTCAAAGACAAGCAAATAAATTGTTTATGAAACACCAAGTAAAAACTACGGATGGAGATAACACATGACTCAGTACGATGATAGAGTTCAGTTACAAAGAGACAAGATTGCAGCTGAAGAATGGGCAAAACAAACTAAAAGTATTCAAGTTCATTCATTAAAATCTATGTGGTATGATGACCGTCCACAAGATACTGATGCTGGTGCTGTAACAGACCATGAGTTCAATTCAGGCATCATCAAAAGATATCAAGAAGGAAAACTAATCCACACATTTGGAAAAGAACTTAAAGGCGCTGAACTACTCAACGCTTACATAAGACACAATTAATGTCCAAACAAAACCCATTTGATTTTGTAAAATCTGTGTCCCATGATAAGAAAGATATCATGGTAGACGATGTAGCAGAAAAATCATATGCACCATTTCTAACCAACAAAGCTTTATCTTATCACCAAGATTCGCTTTTTTTCGCTAACGAGATGAACACTAGACACGGTACAGATAACCGTCTTCAATATGTGTTTTTACTAAATACTCTTAGGAAACGACAAAGATTCTCACAGTGGCAGAAACCATCTGTAAGTGTGAAAATCGATACTGTTAAGGAGTATTACGGAGTAAGTACAAAAGTAGCTAAAGATTACGTAAATGTACTATCCGAATCTCAATACAGACAATTGAAAAAAAGAATGAAAACTGGTGGTAAAGATAATGACTGAAAAAGATTACTTATTAATCTCATCTCTCGTTGAAATAACATTTGAAGAAAAGGACGACTTCCTTAAGATTAGGGAAACGTTGTCACGTATAGGTATTGCCTCACGAAGAGAAAAGGAATTGTTTCAGTCGTGTCACATACTACACAAAAGAGGCAAGTACTACATAGTACACTTCAAAGAATTGTTTCAATTAGATGGAAAACAAACAAGCATAACAGAGAGTGACCTATCTCGTAGGAACACTATCTGTAAACTATTAGAGCAATGGAAGTTAGTTAAAATCTTAGACCCTTCTAAGATTGCACTACAAGCACCTCTATCCCAAATTAAAATTATACCATTTAAAGAGAAGAACGAGTGGAAATTGACCACTAAATACACTATTGGGTCATCAAATTCCTAAATAGCTCCTGTAATAACTTAATAGGAGAATTTTATGTTAGAATTTCTACAATGGGTTATAGCATGGGTACAAGTGATTCCTTGGTTGGTAATGGGCGCATCTTTAGTTGCAGCCTTAACACCAACACCAATCGATGATGGATTGGTTAAGAAGGCTTATAAAGTCTTAGACTGGTGTGCTTTAAACATCGGTAAGGCAAAGCAACAATAAATAAATTAAAAACGTAACAGTAGGAGTATATTATGTTTATCTTAGATTGGTTGAAGTCATTATTCAACAAAGAAAGTAAAGCAGTAGAACCGAAAAAGGTAGTGAAGAAAACCTCTTCAAAGCCCTCAGTTGCAGAGTTAAAAAAACTTACAAAGCAACAACTATTTGACCTCGCTGAAAAACAAGGCATTAAGGTTAAGAAAAGCGGTACTAAAGCGGAAGTGGTAAAGCAGATACATTCTGCTAAATAACCTATTTGTCTTTCGTCAAATTTTACTAGGGACTCTATGAGTCCCTTTTTTTTAATGCCAGAGAGCTATTTGTATAAATAGCAGTATGGAAGAGATATTTAATCTTATTGCGGAAGTCGGAGCTCCTATAGCAGGTTCGCTAGTTATGGGGTTCTTCATCTTTATAGTTATCAAACAGATACTTGAAGGTATCGTAGATAACATAAAGACGTTAACGATATTCTGTAATAGTTTAGAGAATCGTGCCAGAACCATGTCAAATGAGATGGTTAAAATAGATTTGTTAGTGTCGGCAGCTTTAGATTTAAGACCCGACATTGATAGAGTCGCACGTGCAGAAAATTTTCTAGAGGATGGTAAGTTAGATGTCCGAAGAGATTAGTATGGATGTAGCACAACTGATTAGTGATTTCGGGTTTCCCGTTATCATGGCAGTAGGTTTAGGTTACTTCATATATTATGTGTGGTGGTTCATTGGTGAAAAGATTGACCCACAGATTGAAGAAATGCATATGGCACTCATTAGAGTCATAGACCAAACTAGAATGCTTGACCAAGATATGATTAGGTTACAGCAGAAAGTTGATGTAGTGTTAGAGTATCGAGCTAGACAAGAGGTACTTGAAGATGCAGAAAAAGAGAAGGCCTTTGAAGAACAACAAAAGAAAACTACTAAGGGGTAGTTACGACTTATACATTATTAATGCCTGTAATTTACACTGCAAAGGATGTAGTGTATTAGATTATAATGGTAGAGTTACAATTGGACATATGACCGTAGAGGACGTAGTCCAACTGATAACAAAGTTAGACGGGTTGAATGTTATACTTGAAGAGTTAAAGGTACTCGGAGGAGAACCAACACTTCATAAAGAGTTTGATACCATAATTGGTACACTACTTGCATATAAAGGTATAGTATTCAAAAAGTTGACGGTGGTAACAAATGGGTTGCTGTTAAAACCTAACGTAGTGGAAACACTTAAATTGGTTGACCATGTTATCGTTTCGGTGTATCCGAACATGCCAGTAGATACCGAGATGAGAGAGACGGGTGTTGAGGAAAAATTATCACAACACACACTCTTAGAGTTTTGGCCACAACACACGTTTGAACAATATGGTGTTGCGGAAACAAGAGATGGTCTAACACCATCGGGAACTACTGCAGAGGAAAACTGGAACAACTGTTGGCAGAAAGATAACTGTTTAACATTGACTACCAAGGGTCTCTATCATTGTACAATATCAATGAATGAAGACTCAGACATACAAGAGTATACAACAGGCGATGAGTTAGTAGAGTTTGTGGAACGTGGGAAACCTTTGGATATGTGTTCGAAGTGTCCATGGCCACCGAAGATGGGAAAATGGTCTTCGTTAAAACCCGAAGTAGACTCTAAAAATTATTTAAAGGGTGTAGAACTAATACACGCAATTGAGGTGGACAATGAGAAATATAGTAGCGGTAATGATAATGTGCTTTACGGCAAGCGCATACGGTACGGAGATAGTACATAAGTTTAAGAATCCTAGTTTTAGTGGGATAGGAACAGGTTCACATTTCTTGACGATTGAGAACCAAGAACACTCACGTAAGAAACAGATTCGTGATGCTCTAGAGGCTGCAGAGAAAGCTGCACAAAGGGCAGAAGAGAACACAACGCTAGCTAAGTTCATTAGAAACTTAGAGAGTAGAATCTATGCTGAGATGTCGAAACAATTAGTTGAGAACATGTTCAGTAACGATAACCCTGTAAGATATGGGTCATTCGTCTTAGAAGGTTCAACGGTTACCTATGAGGTAATCACAAACGCTGATGGAACAGAGTTTATTAAGATGACTATTGTCGCAGAAGATGGTACATCTACAGTCATTGAAATACCAATTGGTAGTGGTAACTTTGGGAGTGGTGATGATACGAATTCTGGCGGTTAGTTTTTTAGCTATCCTTACGGGTTGTGCATCTATACCACAATGGTCAGATGAACCACAAGACTGTAATGACAAAGCAGGAAAGTATGCTGAGGGTCTAGATAGACACTTGACTATGGCAGTCAAGAAACAATTAGCACGAAAATATATTTGTGTTGATGCACCTGAAAATGTAAGACTACCATCTTACATTCAGTTGCTTGAATTACCACCTGCTGAAAACAAACCAGTGGTGGCGGTTTATGCTTTCCAAGATAAAACTGGCCAGAGAAAAGCGAGAGAAGGTATAGCAGACTTCTCCACTGCAGTGACACAAGGTGGCACTGAGATGTTAATTGATGCTTTGAAAACTGCTGGAGGTGGAACATGGTTCCGTGTAGTTGAGAGGCAAGGATTAGACAACCTAGTAAGAGAAAGACAAATTATTAGGTCTGCTAGAGAAGAAATTGATAACGGAGTTAAAGGAGTCGGCCCATTACTATTTGCTGGGATGATTCTAGAAGGCGGAGTTATCGGTTACGATACAAATTTAGAGTCAGGTGGACGAGGCGCTCGTACACTTGGTATAGGATTTAGTAAACAGTATAGAAAAGATGCTATCACAGTTTCATTACGTGCGGTATCAGTTCTTACTGGTGAGGTTTTGTTAAACGTCCAGTCGAGAAAGACTATCCTTTCTTATGGTTCGGGAGGTGATGTGTTCAGGTTTATTGAACAAGGAACCCAACTTGTCGAGTACGAGGACGGAGTGGGAAATAATGAGTCGGTGACATACGCTACACGTACTGCTGTTGAGGCAGCCGTGTATGAGTTAATTATCCAAGGGCATGATAGGGGTTTTTGGACTATAGAAGGAAGAGAGAAATATGAATAAACTATTAAGTTTAAGTATATCATTAGTGTTTCTAGCTTATGCTAGCGCACTCTCAGCTCAAGCAACAGATGACAACGAAATCAATATCACTCAGACTGGTGACACTTTGACACTTTATATTGACCAAGTTGGATACGGTAACAAAATGGGACTAGACAATTTTTCATCTAGTTCTAGTGCAATGCCAATTACAGGCTCATCTTTGACTTTTAACATAGACCAAATTGGTAATGAAAACTTACTATTTGGTTCCCTTGCAGCTGACAGTTCGTCATACACATTAGAATGGACTGGTGATAGTAATATATGGGACTGGAACATTGGTTCTACAGGTTCATCCGATTCATCAAATTTGTTAGTAGATATAACAGGTGATTCAAACACTATGGATTTCGACCAAGGAGCAGCTGCTTCATCAGAGAGATTAGACTTTGATTTAACAGTGCTTGGTAGTTCTAACGTGTTTGATGTAGACATCGATACAGATGATGTTACATGGAACATGGATATCACAGGTGCATCTAACAACATTAAGACATTACAAAAAGATGGTTTCTATCAAGAAATCAATCTTGAATTAGATGGTGATAGTGCTGACGTAGATATCAATCAAATTAGTGGTACATGTCCTACAGGTGTTAACACTTGTAAGGGTATCATTACTTTGGATGTTACATCCGACAATGCTACGATACAGATTACGCAGAAAGACTCAACTACTGATTCTTAATGTTCTATTCTTCAGTGGTATCAGTTTTGCTGATACCATTGGAGAGATAGAAGAATCAATAGGAATAGGGTCTATTCTTCGAAACAATCAACCTTTAGGTCATGAGGTCGGAACTGATATTGTCTTATATGATGAGGCAGTAACTGGTAATGGAAGAATGCTCATTGAGTTCTTAGATGACGAAGAGTTATCTTTAACTGAGAATTCAAAAGTGTTCATCGATGAAGTGTATTATGACCCCAACCCATCGCTGTCAAAGATGTCATTACGTATGGCCCAGGGCACAGCAAGATTCGCTTCGGGTGCTGGTAAGAAAATTAAAAAGAAAAACATAGCAGTTACAACACCCACAGCACAAATTTCAATTAACGGTACAGATTTCACGACTACAGTCGATGAGCTTGGAAGGAGCCTTATAGTTCTTTTGCCTGATGAGGACGGTGTATCATCGGGGTCAATTACCGTTACAAATGAAGGAGGTGAGATTACTATCACAGAAGCTTATGAAGCAACTATGGTTAGTAGTATCTCAACACCACCTACACCACCTGTAATAATTCAAAATATTACAGCATCAATTATTGACAATATGTTTATTGTCAATCCGCCAGAAGAGATTGTCGAATCTATTGAAGAGCAAGTTAATGAAGACCTAGATAAAGATACTGGTTTACTTGACGTGGACTTCTTAGAGTTTGATGAACTAGAAACAGATTCACTAGCAGACACTACAGCAAATTTAGATTTTAATTATCTAGATGTAGACTTCCTAGACGCTGATTTCTTGGTGGATTTACTGGATGTCGTTGAAGAACTTGTACGTACTACTGCAAAACTAGCTGATGCACAGAAACCTACAGGGACAACACGTGGAGAGTTTACACTTGATGGTGCAGACTTTGGTAAGAATGCCGACAGCCAGTATAACATTTTCATAGAAGATGGTGGTATCGTTTTCTATAGAAATGTAGACGGAGTAATCAGTTTAAGGTTCGCAGCTGGTTCTTCGGTTAAGGTTGAAACTTTCGTAGATGGATACGAGGGTATTATAACAACCAACGGTGGAACAGATAGTACTGTTGTAATCACCCAGTCGAACTAAATAAAGGAGTAAGATATGCAAATATTAAACAAACTATATGAGTGGCACAAACATTGGACTTATGAGATTGGTGAAGTTTGGGGTCTAGATGATTATGAACTCATGTGGTTATATTATTTCGAAGGAGTCGCAACGGTAGTAATTTTACAATGGATATTTTAAAGAAAATACAATTGATTATCATGGGGATGCTTGTCATCCCTATGTCCTATGCTGATAATGAAATTAGTATAGAACAAACAGGTGATGCACTAGACTTAAACATCGAACAAGTAGGTGCAAATAATACATTTGGAATGTTGGATGCTAACTCGTATATCACTGCAACAAATTTAGACTTACAGATAAAACAGTACAACTTTACTGGTACAGAAAACAAAATTTTCATTGATGAACTTAGTGGTTCTGGCAACACAATCAAACTAGGTCAAGGCATTGCTTGGGACAACAGTACTGCTGGATATAGTTACGATGGTTCTGAAGGTGGTGGTCATTACATTGAATTAGATTTATATGGAAACGATAATTCAGTTACATGGCACCAAACAAATCAAGGTTCAACGAATGGACATGATTTCGATTTACACATGGCAGGTTCTGATAACATTGTTAATGGTAGACAACAGGGAAATGGTGCTAAAGAACTTAACCTAACAATTTACAATTCAGATAATGATGTTACATTAAGACAAAAGGGTACATGGGCAGCTCACTCTGCTAACATCACACTTGATGGTCTATATGGAACTGATTTAATCTTCAGACAACTAGGTTCTACAACACAAACATACAATCTAAGTGTTGATTGTGTAACCGTAGGTGGTTGTTCTGTAACTGTTGAACAGGGTCAATAATGACTATCTATCAAATCCGTAGGAAATATGGGTTTCCTTTAACACGTATTGGCAATTTTGTTGACCTTTACGTATAAATAACAGCATGGAATGCCCCGAACAATATTACGAATGTCTTACAGAAGAAGAATATGATGAAATCATAGAACTCTTC